CTTTGACTACAACAAGTTGCAGTCGTTGTGCATGACCCGTGATGGCCGTAAAAAAATCTTAGGGAGAGTGTGATGGAGCAAAGGACAACAGAATGGCACGCCGCCCGTCTGGGCAAGGTGACTGCTTCGAAGGTGTCTGACGTAGTGGCACGCACGAAGAGTGGCTATGCCGCTACTCGCGCAAACTACATGGCGCAGTTGGTATGCGAACGCTTAACCGGCAAGCCGACTGAAGGATTCAGCAGCGCGGCGATGGAGTGGGGCGTCGAGCAGGAAGCCGCAGCCCGTGACGCTTACAGCGCCAAGGTGGGCGAACTCGTCACTGAGGTGGGATTTATCAACCACCCTGCAATCGAAATGGCAGGCGCCAGCCCTGACGGATTGGTGGGCGTGAATGGCTGCGTTGAGATCAAGTGCCCGTCTACGGCTACGCACATCGAGTACCTCTTTGAGCGTGACCCGCCACAAAAATATTTTTATCAGATGCAATGGCAGATGGCCTGCACGGGTACGGACTGGTGCGATTGGGTTTCATACGATCCGAGGATGCCCGAGGAGTTACAACTGCTGGTGCTGCGTATCCCACGGGATACAGACTGCATCACCCTCTTAGAGAAAGAGGTATTTGATTTTTTGGCTGAGTTGGATGCTAAAGTTTCTAAACTGAAGGAGATGACCCTGTGAACTATGACAATACTAATCGTGGCGTGCTGTTTCCGAACGACAAGAAGGGCAACGAAAAGCGCCCAGACTTTACTGGCGACCTAAACGTGGGCGGCACGGAGTACAAACTGTCTGCGTGGAAGAAAGCCTCAAAAGCGGGCAACAATTTTTTGTCCATTAGCGTCCAGTTGAAGGAAGGCCAGCAAAGGCCGCAGAAGCCTGCGCCTGCTGCGGGGTTGACTGAGGACAACTGGTCAAAGGCTGACCTCAACGATCCGTTGGGCTTCTAATGATCAGCGAAGAGAGAGCCGAGAAAGCGCTGCGGTACCTCGTCGATACAGACGAGCCGTGTGCGCTGGCAAAGGCTGAGATGGAGCGTGCCGAGTATGGATGGAAGGCGACCCGTGAGGCCGTCTTCACTCATGCCGAGGGTACGGTGGCGGAGCGGCAAGCAATTGCCGCGACCCACCACGCCACGAGAGAGGCGCATGAGCGATACTGTGCGGCTGTGGCGCTGTACTCGAAGATGGCGAACAAGCGCGAGACAGAGCGCATCGTCCTCGATACATGGCGCACCATCTCGGCTAACCGACGAATGGGCAGTCCATAAAAAAAGCCCCACGGTGAGGTGGGGCTGAAGTCTCTCTAGGAGAAGTACACGGAGAATCAAGCAATGCTCCGTGAGAATAGCAGAACAGTGGGGTTATGCAATGGATGAATACGAAAGTCTCGCGGATAATGATGTATCGCAGTTGGCACCGGCTGACTGGTTTAAACGATTTGTTTACGTTGCCGAGGGCGATCTGTTTTTCGATGTAAAGACGCATCAGGACTATTCCCGGCAGACGTTCAACGCCCTGTTTCGGGGCACGCCGTGCTACTCCGTACACAACAAGGCTAGGCGCATCGAGGCGGCCACGTTCTTCGATGAGAACCGGGCTGCGATGGGTAGTTACGTCGCTAACGCCCTGACGTATGCGCCGGGCGAGACGGAGTTACTAAAGAAAGCCGGGGTCGGTTACGTCAACAAGTGGAAGGACTCACGGCCAGCCGCACAGAGCGCGGATGTGTCGCTGTGGCTAAACCACCTGCACCGGATGATCCCTGCCGACTTCGAGCGCGAACACGTTTTGAACGTGATGGCGTACAAGCGCCAGAACCCGCAGCGCAAGATCAACCACGCCGTGCTGCACACGGGGTTACCGGGTGGCGGTAAGGATACGCTCTGGGCGCCTTTCCTGTGGTCTATTGGCGGCGGTTCGCTGAAGAACATAGCCGTGGCTAGGGCTGAAGAAGTCGCCGGTTCGTGGGGCTATACCTACGAGTCCGAGGTGATCGTGCTAAACGAGATTCGATACCGCAAGGGCGATGACCGCAGGGCGATGGAAAACAACCTGAAGCCCGTGATCGCTGCTCCGCCTGAATTGCTGCTGGTCAATAAGAAGCAACAGCATCCGTACTATGTGGTGAATAGGATTTTTGTGCTGGCTTTCAGTAACGACCGAGCGCCGATCACGATCCCGGCTGATGATAGGCGCTGGTTCGTCATCTGGTCGCAAGCGCCACGCCTACCGGACGACGAGGCTGCGAGGCTGTGGGATTGGTACGGCAAAGGCGGATTCGAGGCCGTAGCCGCGTATCTGGATGCGCGAGACGTTAGCGCGTTCAACCCCGGAGCCGTACCGCCATTGACCGATGCGAAATTGGCGATGGTTGATTTAGGTATGTCGGGCGGCGAGGCATTTATCGCTGACATGGTGCGGCAACGTCGCGGAGTCTTCGCCAGAGGCGTTATAGGGTCGCCGTGGTCAGAGGTGCTATCTGGTATTGCCGCAGGTACGGACGGCCATAAGCCTTCCAGAGAGACGTTATTCGTGGCACTACGGGAGAGCGGCTGGAAGGATATTGGGCGAGTAATGAGCCGCGAATATCAGACCCCGAAACACCTCTGGGCGGCTCCCGAGTTAGCAGACCGCAGCAAGTCAGACATCCGGGCGATGGTCGAGGGTAAGCCTGACCTTCAGGCCGTGAAATGAGAGAGGGGGCGCGTAGCCCCCTCCGTTAATCGTCAAAAAGAATGGATGCCAGTACGGTAAGCGCTACCGCGATCAAGAATCCCGCCATAGCGTAGCCCTCGCAGTATCAATGCACCGCGACAGATACGTTATCCAATACCGGCGAGTGCAACGGGTTAGCCGTGGATAGGTTGGCTGCAACCCCCATCGTTCGTGAAACTCGGTCATAGGCGTCTGTCCGTTTCAGCGCGCAGCCTTTCAACGTACGGGGCTAGTTGCCTAATGGTTAGATCGTCGTCCCATGCGTACAAAAACGTCCGTATAGCCACCAGAAGGCGGAAGACGCGCTGCGCGTCCGTCTCCGTAGGTGGTGGCGCGTCCTCTCTGAATAGGTCTTCTAATTCTTGCAGCGTGGGTATATGTGGTTTTTCCATAGGCTCACCAGTAGTTAGATAGCGGGTGCTGTGCGCGGCTAGAGCGGACGTTAGGCGGTGGCACTTCCCGCCAGTCAATCAGCCCACGGCAGAACCATCGGGACAGTTTGCGCCAGAGTTTAAACCGCGACATACGGCCTCCGCAGTTGATAGCGGGCGTATCGCTTGCCGTTCTTCGTTTCGTTAATACACTCGATATCCATACCCTCACGGCGAAGGTCGGCGATGCGAGCGGCAAGGCGAAAGCAACCGTAATTCTGGAGCGCGTCTAACGGGGTGAGTGACCGCCCTAGAATTAGGGCGGCTCTGATTTGGTCATTCTGCGACATCGGCGGGGTCTCCTATGTTCACCTCTTCAACGTCCCAATCTAATTCGCTGTGGACGGTATAGCCCGCCTTCACGATTTGTAGCGCAATCTCGGCGGCGTCGTCTTCGTCGCGTGCCTCAACGGTTACGACCTCTTGGATGCAGGTAAAGAGCACCACGTCGAAGGCTCTCATGCGGCCACCTGCGACGGTTGGGTGGTATCGGTAACAAAGAAGCCAATGGTGCGGCCTCGTTTGTCGCTATTGCGGGTAATCTGCAAGCCGATAGCAGTAGCGATGCCTAACATCGTCTCAACACCGCAAGCGCCGTCAAGACTGACGCGCCCGGTGTCATCGTTTCGGGTCATCCCGTAGTAATAGGAACGGTCAAGGTCTCCGAAAGGCATGGACGACCCCGGTACGCGGTGGGTCTTATAGCCTCCAGCCTTGCTGTAGTAGGAACTGGCGCGATCGCCAATGGCTTGCAGTCGATCTTGATAGCGTTCGGTAAGCCACTGGCCTAGAACATTGCCCACCATGTCATACCCGCCGCCACAAGTGCGGAAGCGTTTGCCGGTATACCTATCGTCAAGGCGGCAGATGTTATATCCGTAAGAGTTAACACCACGGGATACGCTCCACGAGAGCGTCAATAGATTGTTTTGCATTGCTAGGTTCTCCGAGTAGTTATTAGTTGCGAACGTAGTCGATCAAGGCAGCGATACCGGCAACGGTAAGGCCACCTGCTCCGAGTGTAAAGGAATCAATTACAAAGGCAACACAAGCGAGGGTGAAGCCTACGAAGACAACAGAGTTTAAGAAGTGAGTCATTTTGCGATCCTCGCAGTTAAGTAGACGGGTGAGCAGTTGGTTAACGTGGCGGCAAGGTTTACCGCTGCACGAGCAGACGAAGCGCAGATGCGCTCCGCTGCTACGTTGCTAGTGCCGCGAAAGTAAACTGTAAAGAGTTTCATTACTTGATAACTGGCAAAAAGGTCGGAGAGGCGATCTTTCCGCCTTTCGGGAATACCAACTTCTTGGCGTAGGCTTCTGCAAGGTCGAGTGTTGCGAAGTGTTGAGACACTCCGACGTAGTTATCAGAGTCGAGATCGTGCAACGTGACTTTGTAGCAGTTGCTAAGGTCTTTACGAAACGGAAGGTTTACGTATTGAACCTTTGACATCATGTTGGTTGACTCATTAGTGAACGATGAAAGCATGGCTAGTTACTCCGTGTTTATGTTGTCAACGATTCCATTACACCATGTCTTGCCTATCGTGTCAACACAAGTTACATACACAAAACGCTAGGTATCTGTTGCGTTAGTAAACGTAGTAGCACTATTCAGAAGTTAGGGTGAAAGTTACTAACGCCTAAACTACTGAAAAACATGGGGAAAAACGTATTGTTAGTAAAAAAGACAGAGAGTAGTGAAGTTGCAAAAAAAGTTAGTACAGTAAAAGTATAGGGAAGAAATACTTACTAACTTACTAACATTGATCGTAAATGCCTATTTTTATAGGCTTTTAGCGTTAGTAGTCGAAATGACTACAGAGCCTACCGTAGTCACTACGGATTGCTAACACCTCCGCTTGTTGCACCTACGCAACACTAACTGTTGCATCTACGCCACAACGTAGCCATGTTGCATAAACGCAACGTGTTGCATCTACGCAACATAACGTATTGCAAACGATTCGCTTACGCATGATGAGAATCATTAGCGTCTAGGCTTGTGGTACACGCACAACAGGGTGTTGTGGGAAAACAACAGGGGGGGTGGGGCCATGGGTTGACCGGTCACGATTACGATGCCCTCACAAAAACTTTTTAATTTTTTTTATTAACGCTCTTCGCTAATAAACCTTTTACCGTTATCCTTTATTAGCAACGTCTGACCAGATGCGCTGGTAGCGACCGAGAGGTAACTGAAGGAAAGGATTCCATCATCTAAGGCACTAAACGTATCCCTAGACGCTTCCGCCTCGGCACACAGGCTCCACGGTTGTTGGAGATCGCGGCCTCCCGGCAGGATCACCCTGCACGTTGCTCTTCCTTCCTTGCCAAACCTTCTGTTACAGTCCGCTTATGTCAATACGTATGTCGGAGTTGGAGTGGGCAGAGTTTGCTGCCAAGTCTCTGGTATGCCGCTCTTGCTTCTGGGCCGCTCAGGTGACTAAGGTTGCTGAGAAGGTCTGGTGTGCCCATGCCACCCACCACGGCTGGATGTCTGACGTTCCCGCCTGTTCTGGCAAAGAGTTCCGGTATGAACCTCGTAACAGAATCCTTTAAGTCCATTCCTTTTGCGCCTCGTGAACTGAAGGCATCGCCGGAGGTTCTGCAAAAGATTTACGATGCCGCCAAACTTGGGCTGAAGGGTGACGCCTTGGCCTTTGCGGCAGGGTTACTGCCCGTCGAGTACCGTAGACTCTGCCAGTTAGATAACGCGGCTGCGGTCGCCGAGGGGAAAGGTCGTGCGGACTCTGAGGTTGAGGCAGCGTCGGCCTTGCGAGAAGGCGCGATTAATGGGGACACCAAAGCCGCGCTCGCCCTGCTCCAAAACCTTCATGGTTGGGTGGCTAAACAGCAAGTCCAAGTTGATATCAAATCGCAAATTAGTATTGTCGCCGCGCTGCAAGAGGCAGAATCTCGCGTCTTGGCGGGCCGCGTATATGACGCTACACCGGATCAATTAGCGCACGAGCAACCCGCTGCGATACAGTACGCACCGGAGGGCAAACAACATGTCAGTGTTGAATAGATTGGCGGCGTTCTTCGGTTCCGAGCCTAAAGAAGACGTTAATGCGTTGGCGAAATCGCCATACATTAACTGGCCCACACAAACCGCTAAACGTGATTACGGGCTTGGTGGGCAGAAATTTACTTTCGCCGACTCGTTGCTTCGTCACAACACCCCATTAGAAGTTAAGGGTTATCGGTACGACCGTCGTCGCGGAAAACTAGAGACGCTTCCTAAAAAGTTCAATATGGAAGAGGTCCGCCTTTACTCAACGGCCATTGGCGATGCCATTCGCAACAAGGTTCCCGGCGTTGCAGAAAACATAACCCCTGAAATTGTCACTGCCATGCTTCTTAAAGAGGGCAGAGAGAATTTGGGAACTAATGAATTTAACGTCAATGACCCTGAGTCAATGGCGATCTACAACCAATACGCCAGAGATTATGGCCCGTCAGCCGCTTCTGTGATTGCCGCTATACACGACAAGGCCAAGGTGTCTAAACGGTTAGGTATTCCATTTTCTAGGGCTTGGATTGGTACTGGCCGAACTCGTTGGGAAACGAGCGGCGAATATGCTTCCGACACTGAAAACTTTAAGAAAATAGCCACCGACAAAAAGAACCAGTCGTTGCTGAACTTTATTCGTGGCTCGATGAGCGCACCGCTTCCGGGTGAAGAAAACTACTAATGCAACAGCCGATCTATAGCCCCGAAGAAGAAGAGTTGCTGATGAGCAAACTCTGGTCGCCCGTTATTAAGGACGACCCAGAGGCTTTTGTGCTACTCGCTTTCCCTTGGGGCCAGAAAGGTACGCCGCTCGAACACTTCAAGGGTCCGCGTAAGTGGCAGCGGGAAATCCTGCGCGACATCGCCGCCCACGTAGCGAAGAATAAGGCCGCAACCTCCTACGAAGTCCTGCGTATGGCAACGGCTTCGGGTCGCGGTATCGGTAAATCTGCGCTGGTGTCGTGGCTAATCCTCTGGATGCTGAGTACGAGGATTGGCTCAACAACCATTGTGTCGGCTAACTCCGAAGCGCAGTTACGCTCGATCACATGGGCAGAAATTACTAAGTGGGCAGCGCTCCTGATCAACTCGCATTGGTTTGAAATTAGCGCCACCCGCGTGATGCCTGCTAAGTGGCTCGCCGAACTCGTTGAGCGTGACCTTAAGAAAGGCACCCGCTACTGGTCCGTTGAGGGTCGCCTGTGGTCGGAAGAGAACCCCGACTCGTATGCGGGTGTCCACAACTTCGACGGCGTTATGGTCATCTTCGACGAAGCCTCCGGTATCCCTGACCCCATCTGGTCGGTGACGGCAGGCTTCTTTACGGAGAACACCCCGCACCGTTTCTGGATGTCCTTTAGCAACCCCCGTCGTAACGAGGGCTACTTCTTCGAGGCGTTCCACTCTAAGCGTGCGTTCTGGAACACCCGCAACATTGACGCTCGCACCGTTGAAGAGACGGATAAGTCCGTTTATCAGCAGATCATCGACGAATACGGCATCGACTCACCGCAAGCGAAGGTGGAAGTCTATGGCGAGTTTCCGTCTGAAGGAGACGATCAATTCATACCGCCTAGCCTTGTGGATTTGGCGATGTCGCGTAGCAAGCACAAGGATGAAACGGCGCCTATTGTTATTGGAGTCGATCCGGCTCGCAGCGGAGCGGACTCGACCGTTATCGCCGTCCGCAAAGGTCGAGACATCATCGCCATCAAGCGCTTCAAAGGCGAAGACACGATGGAGATTGTTGGCCGAGTTATTGACGCGATTGAAGAGTACCAACCCACACTCGTCGTCCTCGACGAAGGCGGATTAGGCTACGGCATCCTTGATCGCTTGAAAGAGCAGCGTTATAAGGTAGTGCGTGGCGTTAACTTCGGATGGAAGTCCAAGACCCCGGCTATGTGGCAAAACAAGCGTGCAGAGTTGTGGGGCGAAATGAAGTCGTGGCTGAAAGACGCTGCGCTACCCAATGATAGGCAGTTAAAGGCTGACCTGACAGGGCCAAAACAGAAAATTAATTCCTCTGGCTCCATCTTGCTGGAGTCGAAGAAAGACATGAAATCGCGTGGCCTTGCATCGCCTGACGCTGCCGACGCCATCGCTGTCACGTTTGCGTATCCAGTCGCGCACCGCGAATACCGCGAGCGACCCCGCACGATTACCACGAGCCGCGAGAGCGGCATGATCAACACTTGGATGGGTGCCTAATGGCTAAGAAGTCTGTCAGCCTCTCAGTTGGTAGAGGAGAAAAGCAGTCCGTGTCAAGAGGGGCGGGATTGACCGCGAAAGGCCGTGCAAAATATAATCGTGCAACGGGGTCTAATTTGAAGGCTCCGGCGCCCAGTCCGA